CTTAAATTGCTTATTTCATTTCCATACCCTGTTACTGTGTTACTTAGATTATTATAATTACTATTTAAATTGCTTATTTCATTTCCATACCCTGTTACTGTGTTACTTAGACTTGTTAATAAATCTTCACTATCAGTATTCTGTATATCCTCAGTAGTACAACAAGCATTAATCACTTCAACCCAGAATGGCATTGTTGTTAATCTTTCATTATTCTCTATAACTGATACATCACAAGTTATTATACCACTCATTTTAACTGCCCATTTGCTCAAGTATACATTTATAGTATTACCCTCTATATTGGCTAAATGACTGTTTTTTTGTCCATCACATCTCATAACATTAAGTGTAACTAAAGCTGTATCAGATATGACTACATCTTTCCTATTAGACTTTAATGTTATATTAAGGAATCTAGAATTTATATCATCTTGTTTAGCAATTACTTTAATATTATTTTTTAATATAAAATCCAAGGTTATACTTTGTCCTACTTGCATAACACCACCTCCATTATTTAGCTAATAATCAAATTGCTAGTATACATTTGTTTTCTATTTTTTTATAGCTATCAAGATACCACTCTACTTTATCTCCATTATATGTTAGCTCATAATATATTCCATCAGATAAAGTAGTTGCAAGTAAGTATTTCCAATTTTGAAGAGCTTTACATTTCCATACAATATAAATGTCAAAATCAGGTATTATTTCTAATTTCCCTGACTCAATAATATAATTTCGTATAATATCTATAGCTTTTTTATCCATAATAATATCCTCCTTTACCATTTAACATCTTCAAAACTAATCCCACCATAGCAAATTAATAATGCACCATTTGTTCCTGACTCTCCTGCTGTACCATCATAAGTATGCCAATCAGCATCCCAATATCCACCTGTGCCTCCTGCTCCACCTGCTCCATAATTGCCAAATATAGATTTTGATGTATTTCCTCCTAAAGACCCTCCAGAACGACCTCCATTTTCTCCATCATTGCCATCAAGCATTCCACCTGTGCCTCCTACCCCATCTACCATGGTACTTCCTGACTGTGTTGGTGCTCCTCCACCTGTCCCTGCCAAACCACCATTTACTGTTAATAAAACTGTATTACTTCTTAATATTTTAGTTTGTCCACCATTACCGCCTGCATTACCAGATGTCCTAACTTGACCACCTGTACCTCCTATGCCTCCTGTACCAACTACAACTGTAAGACTTTCACCTGCCGTGACATGAATTATTTCATCTAATACATAATATCCATGACCTCCACTTCCACCTCCACCTCCATTAGTATATCCTGAATCATAACCACCACCACCAGAACCTCCACTACCTCCTCCTATAGCAGAGACTTTTAAACTTGTAATACCTACAGGCACCTTAAATGTATATGTTCCTGCCTCTTTATATTTTTTAAATCCACCCATTTGAATATATTCTTTCAAATCATTTTCAAGAGATGTAACTCTTGAAAGTATGTTCGCAATATTAGTTGTTACTATTCCTTCTAAATCCTCTAAGTCTTCAGCAGATGCTACTCCTGAAGGGTCTACAGTTACTGCTACTTGTTCCGTATTATCTACTTTGCAATTAAAAGTATATGTTATACCTGTTACTGTCCCACTTTGTGATGGCATGTAGTCAGCCATATTCCCACATAGACTCACACCAAACAATATTTCTTCATTTGTTGATGAATCTGTGGCATACAAGCCAACTGCTTTTACATAATATCCTGTGCTTAGGCTTGTATTATTAACTACCGCACGAACTTTTACAACGGATGAACTAACGATAGTTATACTTGATACATTTGCAGTTTGCCTTATTTGAGATAGTTCTGTTAATGCTGGTATATCACTTGCTGTATATACATAATCAGAAGTTTTTATCTTTGTAAAATTAATCTCTGCTGTACCAGATATAAGCTTAGCTATAAGTGATTGACCTGCATTTGTTACAATTAACTTTTCCATCTATTCTACCTCCTCTTGTTCTATGGTATATATCTTATTTTCTGTTATAACTGTACCTTGATACATATCATTTTGCACATCTCTTACTAGGTTATTAACTATAGTAACAACAATATTAGCTGGTATTAGTTCCATTAACATTTTTTCCAGTTCCCGAACCTGCCCTGATAGTGGTAAAGATGCAGTTATAGTCATAGAGTAGTTGGTAAAATCTGCATTAATACTATAATTACCTTCTCCACATAATGCAGTTAATTTATCCTTCAATGTTTCCATTGTATATGCTATAGGGTCATACCACCTTGTTAATATTCTAGACTTTCTCGCATCTAATGTATCATACGTATTAGGCACTATATTTAACATTTTTTCATATCTACTAATACCCGCTTCATTGGCACTTTGTACAAACTGATTATTAAGGGTATTGGTAATTTCTTGCCACAGTATATTAACCTGCTCCTGCTCTCCATCATTTAATATTGCCTTATATTCCTCTGTATTTTGTAAGATTTGAGGGATATATTCTATTAGCTCTCTATCCATTAGTTATATCACCTCTCACAGGAATAGCATTAGCACCTAGACTTAAGTTACTAGCACTACTATTTATTTGTGTATCTTCTATGTCTAGCACTCCCGCTACATCTAATAATCTAGATTCAATTTGGCTTATTCTAACAACTAATGCCTCCTCATTTTCCCAGCTTTGTGACAATTCTAAGAAATACTCATCAATCTTATCTTGTATATAAGGCAGTACATCCTGCCATGTATATGATGTTTGAAGAGTGATAGTAGTAGATATATTAATCGTTGTAGCACTAACTCCTACAACCGTTACAGTATGTCCTATTGGTGCAAGCCCTACTCCTTCTCCTTGATTAGCTGTTGGATCTATTGCAGTTTGAACACTACTAATAAGCTGGCTTGTTGGCACCCCATATACCGAATTAATTATAACCAGTTTAACCGTGCCACCGCCATTCCACACTGGATAGACCTTAACTCCTCCTACTCCTGCTATAGACTTAGTCTTAGTTTTATAGTCTGCAATATTTCCGCCAAAAGCTTGAGCATTAAAAGAGTTAAAATACCTACTTCTTAAGCTTTCTACTGCTTCATCATCTTCCCCAGGTATTAATACATCTGTTAGTGTAACGGTTTCTAAGCCTTCTATATAGTCTATAGGTATTAGTGTACCTGTTTCGTTATTTCCTGTTTCGCCTGCTGTTTCACACTCTAACTTATATACACCGTCTGATATTTTTTCTTTCACCTTGTAATTTAAAATATTTAGCGAAAATCTTGCCCCTATAGGTATTTCAAGTGATGAGGGTGTAAATACTCCTTTTCTTATTGCAGTTGTTGCACTTTTTGCAATAACTCCTCTTTCACTAGCTCGTCTTAATAAAAAATCTCTTGACTGGGTATCTGCAAAACTTTCATCTAAGATATTGTCTAACTCTATATACATATTAGCTAATTCTACTGCAGCAGGTGCCAAAGCAGTATATATAATAGAGCCTTCCCTTGTGTCTAGTTCTGGATTTGCACTAGTTACAGCATTAAGCATTTGCCATAATATAGCTTCGTATGTTTTTACCTCATACATTACAAACTCACCACCTTTTCTGTTTCTAATGTACCAAATATTGTGTCCACATTAAATCTACAAACAAGTGCATCTTTGTCTTTTGTCTCATAAGTAAAGTTATATAGATTCTTTATTCTTGTGTCCTGCGACAATGCCTCTTTAATTCTTCTTTCCAATTCTACTTTTACATAATATATAGGCTTACCTATTAAGTCTTCTAGCTCTATTCCATAATTCCAAGAGTATATTTGATACTTATATCTCTCTACATTAAGTATTAAATAGATTGCTTGCCTAACTGCTTCTATTCCATCTCTATACCCTTTTAATCTTTCTTCTTCTAGTTTATATGTCCTAGATGGTAGCTCCTCTATATTAAAATCAATTAATATATTTTCTACTGCTGGTAGCATTGTAATCACCTCACTCTATCTAGCACTAAATACTTCTGACCACCATTTTGCCTTATTAATACTAC